GAATATAAGTATCCATTCAATGATCCTACAAAATCTTTAGATTATTGGCCAGTAAATAGTATAGAAACTTTAAAGAAAAACTATGGGTTAATCTAATGCAAACAATAGGAATTTTACCAGCATCTGGAAAAGCATCTAGAATTGGCGGTATACCAAAGTTTTGTTTGCCTATATCTGATGAAAGATCCTTGCTTCAATGGCATGTAGAACAAATGTTAGAAGTATGTGATGAAGTTCGTATATCAACTAGGGCTGAATGGGTTCCTATTATACAAAACATGGATATGAATGTTAAGTTAATTGTTCGTGAACCGTCAACAATGTCAGATGCCGTAAAATTTATGGTTGGTGAGCAAAATGATACCGTTCTTGTTGGTATGCCAGATACTTATATCTTGAATGCACCAGTAAATATTTATAAAGCGATGATGAAAGAAACAAATGCTGATTTAGTTCTAGGTGTTTGGGAGTGCAGTAATGATATAAAAGGTCGTGTTGGACAGGTTTTAGTTTCTGGAGATAAAGTAATTGGCTCTGAAGATAAAGTAGAAGATTGTGATTATCCAGACATGTGGGGCACTATGATGTTTAGAAAAAACATGATTAGATATTTAGATCCAACACTAGAGCATCCTGGAAAACAAATCAAGGACTGGATATTAGACGGTAGAAACATACTGGCAGTAAAGCCTGGAGGTAAATATATGGATATTGGAACACTAAAAGGATTAAGACAGCTTTATAGGGAGATGGACTTATGAGATTAGGAATCATCGCAAGATCTGATAACACTGGTTTAGGTAATCAAACTATGGAATTAGTTAAGATGCTTAATCCTAGTAAGATCCTTCTTATTGATTCATCACACTTCAATGGAAATAAACAACATCCAGAATGGTACTCAGGATATAATGTTACAACTACTAAGCGTGGCATGGCTTCTAGAGAAGAAGTATATGAATTCTTAGATGATTTAGATGTAGTAATTAGTTGTGAAATCTTTTATCATAGCTCTTTTGTCAATATGGCTAAGAAAAGAAAAGTTAAAACTATTCTTCAATATAACTATGAGTTTTTAGATTATTTAGTAAACCCAGATGTTGAACTACCAGATATTTTAGTTTCCCCTAGTCTCTGGAACTTTGAAGATGTTGTAACAAAATTTAGCGATAGATCAATGGTTGTTCATCTTCCACCTCCAACAAGAGTAGAATTGTTTGCTAATGCAAATAAGATTAACATATCTAAGACACATAAAAAAATACTCCATATTGGTGGAAAAGCTGCGGTAAAGGACAGAAATGGTACAAATACAGTAGTTGAAATGCTTAAGTATTCTAATGCTGATTATGAACTTGTTATTAAGAGTCAGACACCTTTGGACATACCCTGCGATGATCCAAGACTGACTATTGATACCTCTAGTCCAGACTCACGAGAAAGCCTATATGAGGGCTATGACGCTATGATCTTGCCTAGAAGATATGCAGGGTTGTGTTTGCCTATGAACGAAGCTCTATTGGCCTCTCTACCCGTTTTTATGACCAATGTATCTCCCAACAACAGTATACTTCCAAAAGAATGGCTTGTAGATTCTGTAAAGACTGATAGGCTAATGACTCGTACAATGCTTGATGTATATGAGGGTGATGCTAAGATGCTTGCTAGTTTAATTGATCATTACTATGATAGTGATATCTCTACCGCTAAATCTAAGGCTTTTGATATAGGATTTAATAATTTTTCTAATGAAGTTTTATATCAAAAATATCAAGACTTATTAAATCTTTAGCCCTAAAGACTTAGATACTGGAATAATAAATTCTTCAGAAAATTTTTGCTTTAAGTTACCAAGAGTCATAAATGTTGCTTTGTTGTCTTTTATAAAATGTATGTTTGTTTTAAGCTCTTTAATCTTAAGGTTTGTATGTTTTAATATGTAAAAAGATAACCAAAGATCATCAATGATCCAGTAATCCTCTGGGCAATCAAAAAAATCATCATTAAGAAATAAACTTGAGTGACATATCAAACCACCTGTTCCTGCATAGTTTCCTATTTCGTTATGTTCTAATTTTATTTTTTTATTGTATATACTATCTACAAAATGAGCCCAAAATGTTTTAACAGAATTTTCTTCATACTGATCATGACACTCTTGTATAAAAGTATCTGGAATAATCTCATCATCATCAATAAAGATTATCTTTTCATATCCTTGTTCAGCCAGTTCTCTTGCTAACAAGAACCTAGCAAATTGTTTAAAGTCATTCTGGTAGTTATGTACAGTTACATCAATTCCGTTGCCAAATTTTTTAATATATCCTAATAGTTTATTATGTCTATTAGAATTATCAACTATATAAAAATCAAAGTCTTGATTAGTTTGCCTTTGTAGGCATCCTAAAGTAATTTTAAGGTTTTCAAACCTTATATAAGTACACATTATGAGAGCTGTTTTTGACATATGTTTTAATTATAGCAGTAAAAGGGCCAGCCTATTTCTAGACTGGCCCCTCTATTTTTTATTAATTACTTTGGAGCTTTCTTATCTGCTCTTGTTGCAACCTTTGGGTTAGCAGTCTTCTTTGCAGGTGCCTTTGCAGGTGCCTTAGCAGCCTTCAGAGCCTCTTCTACGGCGCTAGCATCTGGCAAGATACCAAAAGCCTTGTCGTTAGGGTTGATTGCTCTAATTGCAACTGGTGCTAGTGCAGCAACTAGTGCTGTCCATAGATCCTTTGGATCTGTAACGCCTGCCATATATAGGGCAAGACCTGAAGCAAGAACTGATCGTCCATATGATGCAAGTAGTGCCTTTAGTTGTGTTGTATTCATTTTTCCTCCTAGGATATAATTCGTGTTAGTATTGTAAAACCAATCCATAGTCCAATAATTCCTGCGACTCCCGCAAAAACTGGTGGAGCTGGGACTGGTAATTTGAATGCAGCAAACACGACACCACATCCAAAACCTGTTAATGTTGATAATAAAATATCTTTCATTTTGTTTCCTCACTTGGTAACAACTTCTTTAATTCTTTATACTCTGATGATATTTTTTTCATTGAGTGATAATGTGGGTATGCATCACCAACAAGTCCGTACTCATCAAAATATGCAATCTCTGGCTCAACTTCGTTTACAAACTTTTCTAAACTGTCTTGAACATCTTTGATATATTGATATGCCCAATCACGAGAATCTGATAAGAATTTAATAAAGTTCTCTTTGTGAACATCATTATTCATATCATTATTGTCTTTTAAAGAAGTTAATGATTCAATTTTAGCATAAGCCACAGACAATATACTTATTCTATTTATTAGATTATATACCCTGAAGGTTAATCTAATAGATACAATAAACAAAAATACAGATAGTATACTTAAGATTATTTCTACAGTTGTCATTATTTTATAGGCTCCCTTGTAACTAACACTATAGCACCTTCCATCTCTAATGCACTTTTAAGTTGTACAACATACTGTAATGCTTGGATTTTTTCATCATGATTCATTGTAATAAAGTCATATTCGTTTAATTTAATAGTTAAAAAATGTTCATTATCAATAATCTCTACTCCAAAATTTTTAGGAGAAGTAATAGAACGAACTGCTCTACGCATAGTATCTGTATACATTATTTTTGATTTTTCTTTTCTACAAAATTAAAAATCTCTTCAAGAGATTCCCAGCCAAGATCTTCTGTAATTTCTAATGCTGCTAAAAATATATTCCAAGTTTCATAAACATATTGCTTAGCTAATTGTGTTGGTTCTACAAGTTCATTATCAACTAAAAATGCAATTGGTAATCCAATATCATTATACTCAATAAAGTCTTTGAAGTATTTGTCAGACTTATAGTCCATCCAAAGCTCACCAAGTATAGAAGACATTGCTTCAAAACTTGTTAATTCTTCTCCATTGTTAGAGATTTCCACACTTCACCCCACTTTTCTTTTGTTCTATGTTTACTAAACTCTCTAGATATTTCACCATTTTCTAGGTAAATACCGCCCCAAATTCCCCACTCTTTACCAGATACACCATTGGCAAAACATATTCTTTGAACTGGACATGATTGACAAAGATTATCTATTATTGGTCTAATCAATTCATCGTCTTCATATTTATCAAAAAATAAATTTGTGTCCATATCAAAGCAAGCACCTTCATCTTTCCATAAGTGTTGCTTCATATTTATACCTTATATTTGTTTGGAATATCCCAGCCTTTACGATCAGGTACAAAATTCTTTGCTAAGAACCACTTACCTTTACGATAAATTCCATTAATTGCAGTCTTTGCCATATCAGACTGTTTTGTTTCTACTACTGTCCAACCATCCCAATGAAGATTGTAGTTCTTTGACACAATCTTTTCCATTGTTTCTAAATTATTTACTATCATTTTTACCCCTTTAGTATCGGAAAATTCCAACTTCAATGTTATTTTGTTCAGCAGTTGTAACAAGTTTTGATACAGGCTGCTTAGGCTTGCTAAGAAATACAAGATAATTTACACTATTAATGTTTTCTTCAATGTACCATGTAGGTACCTGTAAAAATTTAATCTTACGGCCACGAGATTTCATTCCTCTTTCAGAAAGGTTACAGAATTCAGATACGAAAGAATTAACAGATGCTGGACCTGCTGAATAAACTATAAACTCTTTTTCTCCGTCTTGCATTCCAGAAAGAGCAACACCCATAGCACGAAGAAAGACTTGATAATCATCAAAGTCAGTTGTTCCATGTACTGCTACTATCATCAGAATTCCCATTCTTTAAGCTATCCAAAATGAATAGCATCTTATCAATATCTCGCTTTGACATATTGTTTGTATCAACTGGCCTAACTGTTTCTGGACTTACTAGTCCTTCAACTGTATCAGCCACATAAAACATATTGTTATGTACCCAATATGCCTGATCTTCTATTATCAAAACCTTTACTGTATTATTACGTATGTGCTTTCTTGCTTGAGAAAGCGGTTTTGGCATTTCAAAAAGATCTTTTGGAATAAAGTTTTTTACTATTTGATGTATATCACTTTGTGTATATACAACTTTAGTAAAATACTTTTTACTTCTTTTTACTGCTATTATAATTATAGAGGATATAGACAGCAATGTCAAGCCAATGGCTAATATATATGTCATGCTCTCCCCGTTAAATAGATTAATCTTTCTTAGGATGTTTTACAATATAGTCACTAATAATAGATTTAATTGTACCGTTTTTATTTAAACGAACAACCTTTCCATCTTTAATTTGTGTTGCATTAAATGATCCAGCCTTCTTTTTTGGCATTATTGATTACCATTTTCTTTTGGCTTAAATATATGCGTCAATGACTGAGATGTTGTGTAGTCTTTACCAAAGTCAGCAAACAAAGCCTTATCTTTTTCACGATTAACAATTCCTCTTGACCAAGAGAATCCTGCATCTCCACCCCATGCTAACCACATGATATATCCATTAGAAGGATTTGCTGAGTTACCCCAGTCCTTGCCCTTTTTGTCTACCTCATGGCGTGAGAAGTATGAGTACATTCTCTTAACAGTGCTGAGAGAAATAGTTTCTCCTCTTGCTAACTGGCCTGCACGAGTCCAACCAACTGCAGTTCCTGCACCAGTTGCCTTACCATCTTCTTTAAACTTAATTGCTCTGCGAGCAGCAGATCTTGCTCCTGCTGGTGGCGAGTAGCCTTCAGCCTTAGAAACTGTATCAGTCACATATTCAA